ACCAGAACCTTTAAGTTTCTCTGCTTTCTCTAGTATAGCATCCATAATAGAGTTAATCTTCTTCTTAAGCCACTCTAAGTATACAGCTTGTTGATTACTGCTCCAAGAGCTACTACCAGTTACAGCATCTAGTAACTTATTAACATTATCATTACCCATAGCTTTAAGAGCATCATAGTAGCTAGAGATCTCTAGATCTCTATAAGTACCATCATTTAGGTTCTTAATAACTATAGAAGATTCTGAACCTAATACATCCCAGTATACATTACCTAATGGTTCTCCAAGGTCATATAGATGTCCTTCTAATAGAGTACCAAAGTTTTGTTTAATACCATCTAGATCTGCATTAAGTTTAAGTTGTCTATCTGCCATAGGTAAGCTATTTAAAGCGTGTAGAAAATCTTTATATTTTATTCTAGATTGTGATACAGTTTTATCTTCTGTAATAACTACTTTAGAATATAGTTTATGTTCATCTTCTCCATTAGCTTTACGTTTCTTATTCTCAGCTTGAGCTTTCTCAAACTCTTCTTTAGTAACAGCTTTATTATCTACTACATATAGACCAGTTTCTTTCTTCTTAGAGTCTTCTTCAGCTTGAGCTTGTAAAGCTTTAGATTTAGCTACATCAGGTTCATCTGGTTTAATAGGTTCTCCATTTTCATCTACAGCAGGATCATTATCGTCAAATAGGTCAAATCCTAACACTGCTTTAGATACAGCAGATCCTATAGATAATCCATCTACTGTCATATACTTAATAGCTTTAGCAGCATCGTATAGTAATAAGCCCCAGCCTAATATAGGTACAGCTCTAGAAGCTATCTTACCTAATAGAGAAGCTACTAGCTTAGCTCCAGCTTTATTACCTAAACGTTTTAGTATAGTACCTTTAAATCCTTCTAAGATAGAAATAATCTTCTTAGCTAAACTAGTTTTAGCTATCTTACTAGAAGCAGCTGCAGCGCCTTCTACAACAGCTTGACCTGCTTTAGTCTTAACAGCAGCAGCAGCTACTTTAGTAGCACCAGCAGCTGCAGCACCACCTAGTTTAACAGCAGACTTACCTAATAGTTTACCTATTGGGCCTAGTACTGTTGTTAATGCTGATACTATACGCATACCTAATCCAGTTAGTGTAGAGAATCCAGTAGTAAGTAACCCAGCTACTTTAGTAACACCAGAACTTATAGCACCTATAGCAGTAGTTGCTATACCTAGTATAGGTCCTAACCAACCTTTAAGCTTACTAAAGAAACTATTATCTTTCTTATCTTCTTTCTTAGGCATTACTTTATCTTTAACAGCTTTACCAGTAGACTTAAGTCTATTCCACCAACTGTTCTTATTAGCAGGACTATCTGGATCATCTTCTCCATAGAGATGATCATCTCTACTACCACCCCATAACTTTTTATCCATACCACGCATAAAGTTAGCTACTGGATTATCTAACAACCCACCTAGTAAACTAACACCACCTTTAGCTAATTTAGTACCTGTATTTAAAACACCTTTACCAAGTGTCCATGGTGATTTTAATAACCATGGTATACCATCTTTAAGTGCTCTAGCATATAGTTTACGTTCGAATGCTCTGCTACCTTTAGCAAATCCAGATAATGGAAATCTTATAGCAGATTTAACTCCCCACATAGCTAAGTTACCAGCTTGTTTAGCCATCCATCCCATAGGATTCTTAAGAGTCCCTAATGCAGATCCTAACATATTATAAGTTTTATCAACTCTATAGTCTAATAGATCTTGTTGCTCTTGTGGAGTTCTATCAGAAGCTTTCTTTTTCTTAATAGCATTGATATAGTTTTTATAATCACTAGGTTGTTTCTTATCAGAACCTTTTAACTTGTCTACTATCTGTTTAGCTTTCTTCTTAGATTCTTTAGTATTGTTATCTACTATAGTAACTAACTGATCTTGTAGATCGTCCATAGCTTTCTTAGCATTAGTACTAGTATTTTCTACTTTATCTTTAAGCTCTTGTATAGCATTAGGGTCGCCATTTACAGCTCGTATACCTAATGTAGTTATCTCTTTAGCAGAACCATAACCAGCATTAGCAGAATCTACTACCTTCTGCATAACTTCTCTAGGGTCTGTACTATTAAGATAAGTCTTAGCTTTCTCTAGCTCTTCTGGTGGTAGTATCTTAGCTAGTTTATCTATATACTCAGTTCTAAACTTCTTTTGGAACTCTGCTAGTGTATCTGGTGCTTTATTATAAGCATTAACAGTAGCAGTATATGCTGTATTATACTTATCTTTAAGATAACTAGTAGCTTGATCCATAGTTATATTAGTAGGTATACCTTTTGAATCTAAAAACGCTATAGTCTTACTCTTAGCTTCGTTATAATCTTTCTTTATACCATCTTCAGAGTTAATATAGTTCTTAGCTTTCTCTATATTAGCATTAGCTTTAGTTTTAGCTTTATCTAATACATCTAGAGCTTTAGGGCCATATTGTTTCTCTACCTCTTCTACTTTAGCTTTAGCTTTAAATAGATTTAGTATAACAGGATTATCTTTATGTTCATCTACGTACTTACGTAAGCTAGAGCTTACTTTAGATAATAGAGATTTAGGTTCTCTAGATTTATTCCACTTCTTAAGCTCTCTTTGTAACTTACGTTCATACTCTACTGGATCTTTTTTCTTAAGTTCTATATTCTCGTAGTTCTCTTCAAAATCCTTAATGAACTGATTACGTAATGTTTCATATTCTCTAGCAGCAGCTTCTTCTTCTGGAGTATCTCCATATTTAATAGCTACACCATACTTAGAACTATAAGCATGTGACATATCAGTGCCATTCTTAAAGGCATCTCTAGCTCTACCATAGTACTGTTTAAGATTCTCTATATCAGTATTAAGATCTTCTCTTAGGTTAATATCATAAACATCATAATCTTCTCTAAGTTGTGAATTAAGATTATATCTCTTAGTTCTAGCTGCTTTATGTAATCTAGATTGTATACCACTAACATTTAAAGTAGCTCCACCAGTAAGACTATTATAGTCTACTAGTCCTTCTTTAGCTATCATATTAGCATTCATACCACTAGCATATTTATCTAGTAGCATAGGAGATAATTTAAGCATCTCTCCAGACCTAGAGAACATTTCATAAGTACCTTTACTATTACCTCCGTTCCTTAGAGAGAATAGAAAAGCATTGAATAGCTCTGCTGCTTCTAGCTGATATTCATCTGGTATAAACTGTAAGAACTTAGTAGTTGTCATAGCTTCTGGAGATATAGAACCATATTCTGTAATATAAGATATAAAAGCTTTATCTAGATTAGAGAATATCTTATCTTTATTAGCAGTCTCTATATTTTTACATCTCTCTACTACTTCTTTCTTCATACCTACAGCAGCTCTTCTAGCTACAGCTATCATATCTGTAGCTATATTAGCTCTAAGCTGTTTTCTCATATCCTTATTAGTAATAAAGGATTGTGTTTTAACATCAAATGTTAACTCTGTATCTTCAGATACTGATTTACCAGTTCTTAATCCGTATACTTCATTATGTATCTTAGATAGTAACATAGGTATAACAGTATTGATAGTATTATGTGTTCTACCATCGAATAGAGCTTGACTATCTAACTCTGCTTTATTAATCTTAATATTAGAGAATTTATTTCTAGTATCTAGATCATCTTCTAGAAATCCCATACCTTTATTAAATAGCTTACCGAATAGACCTTTAGCATTATTAGATCTTAAAGACCTTAGATAGTCTAATGGATTAGCAGCAGCTGCGTTAAGATTACCTTCTACTTTATTACGTATAGACTTAGGTAGCATCTTACCGGCTTTACCGTAGAACCAATCTAATAATAGATCAGAACCTAAAGCACCAGCTGCTCCAGCTTTAGACATACCTAATGAATCTAGATCTGACATAGTATCAGATAGACCTACTAGATCTTCTAAAGAACCAGACACATCTTTAGCATTCTCTATATAGTTACGTATCTTCTTATTGATAGCATTAGAGAATGTCTCTAATGGAGATATACGTTTATATAGAGTCTCTGACATAGTGTTAAAAGCTTTTTGTTTTAATACAGTACCAGCTAGTTCTGTATTACGCATCTTAACAGCTTCTGGTAGAGAAGTATTCTGTATAATAGCTTCAAACTGTTTAGTAAAAGTTTGGAACTGTTCACGTTGAAACTTAAGTGTCTCTTCTACTCCAGTAGCAGTACGCCATTGTAACTCTAAAGATTTATTATAGAATATCTTATCTTGTTCTTTAGCTGTTACTAATGCTATATATTGTTTCTTTAATAATTCATTAGCAAGATTCTGTTTAGAACTACCAGCTGCTAAACTAAGGTTAGCTATTTGGGATTCTACACCTGACATAGCATCTTGTATAGAGCTTTGGAAATCTTGTAAAGTTTCTTTCTGTTCTGTATAGAAAGATTGTGTATCACCTTTTAGTTTATCGCTAAAGTCTTTAAGTATGTTCTTTATCTTACCTTCTGGCATCATTTTAGATACGCCAGAGCTTATAGAAGATAAAGATTTTTTAACAGGCTCTAACTGTTTCTTAGTTTCTTCTGTTATTTTATCTAATTCGCTCTTAAGTTCATAAGCAGAAGCTTTAGCATCTGTAGATAAAGATTTACTTATAATACCAGAAGCATGATCACGTAGCTTCTTAGACTTAATATTATCTACAGCAGCATTGTAAGTATCTTTAATAGTATCCTCTATAGGATGTCTATCACCTTTCTTACGTTTCTTACCGTTATCAAGACTACCAGAGTCAGAATCAAAATCTATATCTAGATCGTCGAAGTCAAAATCTTCGAATCCTTCTAAATCGTTATCTTTTGCCATATGACTCTCCTTATTTTTAAACTTAATAGATCTTAAATAAGCCTACTATAGGCTTAAAGATCAGGCAAGCAAAGCCTTTATAGGCTGGATTTTCCTGATTTTTTATACTAATAATAATAGGAGGTGTTAATGTGGCTACACCATTAGATAAATTATTTAATGTCGATCTACTTACTATAAAACCAGAACATCTTAAGTTTCTAGGTGAAGTTACTTCTCTAGCTGTTTATGAATCTAACTCTAGAGTATTTGATAAAAATGGACTGTTTTCAGAATCTATATTTGGTATAGTAGGTACACAAGAGAGAATGACTAAAGCAGGTTATATAGATCTTAAGATACCTATAATACATCCGTTTGCTTTTAAACAGTTATTAGATTTAGATCCAATTTACGATAAGATAGCTTCTGGTAAAGTTAAAGCTAGCTTTAATAAAGAAGCTAAAGTATTTCTAGAAGATCCTAAAGGTTCTACAGGATATGAATTCCTTATGTCTTATTTAGATCAAGTAGAGTTTAGATCTACTGGTGCTAAGTCTAGAGACTTTGCTATAGCTCTTATTAAGAAAGCTCTACAGAAAGAGAACTTAATTAGATATTTCTATGTTATACCAGCTGGTATGAGAGATATAGAGCTAGATGCTAAAGGTAGACCTACACAAGATGAGATTAATACTCTATATGCAAAGATGATAGGTTCTGTAAATACTATACGTAATAACTCTATAAAAGAATCTAACTATAGTCAGTTTGATCCATATAGATATAGAGTACAACTTATAGCTATGGACATATTCTACTATATTAAGAATCTACTAGATGGTAAGAAAGGCTTTATACAATCTAAATGGGCTTCTAGAGGTATAATGGATGGTACTAGAAACGTACTAACATCATTACCTACTACTGTAAAAGATCTAAAAGATCCTAATAAAATATCTTTTAACGATACTACAGTAGGCCTATATCAGTTTGCTAAATCTATATTACCATTAGCTATACACGAGATTACTAAATACTTTGTAGTAGGTGTAGCTAACCCTCTTAATAACAATGTAAAAGTAATAGATAGTAAGACTATGAAAACTACTTTTAAAACTGCTAATACTAAAGATAAAGACTATTGGACTACTACAGTAGGACTTAATAGTATACTTAATAAATTAAAGCAAGATGTTATTAAGAATGATTATGCTAAGCTAGGAGAAGATTATATAGCACTAGTAGAAGATAGAGGTAAAGAGATATATGTTGTTAAAGATACTAACAATATACCTAATGGAGTAAATGTAAATAAACTAAGACCAATAACATATGGAGAATTGATCTATATATCAGTAGCTAAAGTATCTAAAGATGTTAAAGCTACAGTAACTAGGTATCCAGTTATTAACTTAGGATCGATCTATCCTTCCGGCGTTTATTTAAAAACAACTGCTAATGGAAGATCTGTTAAAGTTTATTTAGATAATGAAACATTAGAGCTACCTGAATATCCTGTACTAGGAGAGAAGTATTTACAAGGTACTTCAGCAGGATTAAGCCATTTATCTCGTTTGGGAGCTGATTTATCGGCCAATAGATCTTGTGCGTAGCACATGCAGTTAGGTTAATTGCGGGAAACCCTTAAAGCTAATAGATACTACTACTAGCTAGAAATAGACTAGTATACTTACGGAGTAATGTATCCAGTAAGCATAGTAAAAACGCTATTAGATATGTAGGCAACCGGCGCAGCGAAGCTTCTAAGTCTATAGATTATAGATATGAAGTGTGTTCAACGACTATCCTTTAGCCGACTCCCTAAAAATATCGGCATCAGGAGTAGGGCCTTATAGAAGGTGAGTGAAAACCTCTTAAATCGAAATGCCTAACCTAGACAATAGTCTAGAAGATATAGTCTATTCTTATACGAAAGTGTAAGGGGTAGCATCACATACTGTGATCGCTTATCCATTTCAAGATGACGGTGATACTATATCCTTTAACACAGTGATAACTAAGGAATCAGTACGTGAAATAGATAATTTACTAGCTTCTAAAAGCTTCTATATCACACCAGATGGTAAACTTACTTACAGTGCGGAAACGGATACGCTAAACTATGTACTTAAGCATTTAAGTAAATAGTACTCTAATGATAAAGGTGGTTATAAACCTATTGTACTCTTATTACTATCCTTATTTAGGTAAATATATCTAGCTATTTTATATATCAAAATGACGTATAAACAGTTAGATATTATTTATATAGAAGAGCTATATAAGCTTTTCTATGTTAGCTTATCTAAATAAGGAGGTGTAACTGTAATGATATGTTTAAAATCACACTGATGTAACTATTTTTTATAAGGATGATAAAATGCAATATTATGACGACGATGATTACGACTACGATGAAGTAGAACGTAATGACTATGAGGAGCCTGATGAGGACGACTACTATGATTGCTGCTGCTGTGAAGATGATCCTAATTTTCCAAAACCATGGGAAGATTATGAGCCAGACGAGGAAGATGAAGAAGTAGAAGAACCCAAAACGGCTAGAGATGAATTAGAAGATGCTAGAGTATCTTTAGGACGCATCCTAGGCTATTGTTCTACAGATACTAGAAATACAATAGTAGACGCACTAGAAAGTATAACGGCTGAAATACGTAATCTGCCTGATGACAGTGATGATAACTACTATTAAGTAAAATAATGATGTTGCTATAAGCAGAGTATAGGTATGGCCTTAATATAGAGCCATACCTATACTCGTTATATAGTTAATTTAGAATACTATAAATATATTAAAAAAGGATAAAGAAATGAGTAACAAACTAGTTGTTATAGGTGCTGGAGGTGGTGGTACCTCTGTAGTTGGTAAGGCTATTAAAGGTCTTGAAAGTATGGGAGATGGATTTAGTACTATTGAATACCATTTTATAGATACTAGTAAAAATAACTATGATATGATAGATCCTATAGGAGATTTCTATAAAGTAGAGAAATTAGCTAGTAATGATAAGAACATTATCAATGGAGCTGGCGGAGCCAGAAGTGTCGAGATGATTAAAGAGATCAACGCTAACGTTCCTATCTTCCTAGATAAAATTAAGCTTACTAAGAAAGAGACTAATACATTCGTATGTTTAGTATTTAGTGCTAGCGGTGGTTCTGGTAGTAATATCGGTATACTATTAGCAGAGTACTTAATGGATAAAAACATTCCTACATTTGCTCTAGTTATAGGCGATTCAGGAGATGCTCTTAAACTTAGAAATACTCAAGCTGTATTAGCAACATTGAATAAGAAAGCTACTGATAAAGGTAAATGTCTTATTACATACTATGTTAATAATGCAGAGATGGATGCTTCACAAACTAAAGGTGAATCTATAGCTAATGATAGATTTAAGAATGTAATGGGTATCATGTCTCTATTCCTATCTGGAGATAATGAATCTTTAGACTCTACAGATATGGCTAACTTTATCAACCAGCAAGATTATAAAGGTATTAAAACACCAGCTGGCTTATATAGTCTATCTGTACATACTGGTAATGGTGAAATCAAACTACCTAACTATTGTATACCTACCGTAGCTAGAACATTAACAGCACCTGGTAAGGATGTAGAGTTTGGTCTTAATGTATTACACCATAAGATAGGTACTGTAGTATCTGAAAATGCTTTAGCTCTATTTGGAGAGAAATCATTTCCATTACATATAGTAGCATCTTCTGGATTACTTAAAGAAGAGATAAGTAAACTATCAGAGCTTAATAGTGCATCTGCTAAACTACAAGATGAACTTAAAGCTACTATGATAGAAGCTCCTACACATGCTGCTGAAGATGATGAAACAGGAATGTTCCTATAGTATAACTAGAGAGATACCACTATGGTATCTCTCTAGGTTTATATTATTTTAGAGTTAGAAATAAGTTGAATATTGCTTATAGAAAGGTTAATAAGTATATGTTAACTAATGAAACAAAGGACAGGTATGGTTTATTCATACCAGATGAAGTAGTAACTACTCTTAATAGAAAGAATAAGCTTATTAAATCAGGTTATGTAGAGATTAACCTAGTAACACTATATATAATCGTACAAGAGATACTAGTAAACTTTGGATTTAATATAGAGTCTAAATATGATAAAGCTGACTATAACATATCACAAGCTGATATAGATAGGATAGCTACTGTATTAATCTATAGCAACGATATAGTACATCTTACATTAAGTCAATTTCTGTTAGGTTGTAAGTCTAAAAGAGTTAATCTTAATATAGATACTAAAGTTAGTTTAAATATGTATTATAAAGATTATATTATAACTGTTAGTAGGAGTGAAATATGAACAAGAGGTTTAGTAATCCTTTAGCTCTAGATGAGGTTAATAGATTTCGTATAGCTAAGAAACATATTAAGTTTGTAGCAGAGATACCTATAGATGTTAGGCTAACTAAGATAGAATCAGTACTTAGAGCAGCTAGAGCTTCTAGACAAGAGTTTGATAGAATAGAAGGTAACTTATCTCCTATCATCTGTAGTTGCTTTATGCTTATGGAGTATATTAGAAGTAGAGTAGCTGAAGAGTCTAATAGGTTCTTCTTAGAGCTCTATAGGAGATCTAGTTTTAATAAGAATGGTTGGTGTTTCTATCAGGTAGATAGAAATAAATCTATAGAAGAACACTTAGAAGATAAATATCTAGATATATTAGATCCTAGTAGTAAGAGTTTAGTATTAAGATTACTAGATGACTATTGGGATAACTATATAGTACCTATATTACCATATATAGAAAATAACTTAATAGTATTCTCTATTAAAGATTTTGAGATCTATATATACACATTAGGAGAAATAGCTTCTTATAGGTATAAAGAGTCTTATTTAGATATATTACATATACCAGAGTTTTCTAATATACAGAATGGTATATGCTATATAGATTTCTAATAGATAGGAGTATAGAGTTATGAATCATAAAGATGAAATAAGAGAGTATCTAAATAATATGTCTAATCTATTAAGAACAGATGATGAACTTATGGGTACTCTAATGGAACTAGGTATAGCTCCAGATGAAGCTAGAATATCTTCTAAGATCATAGCAGTTGATAGTAAACTAGGCGATGTTAGAGTAGATATATTAGTAAAAGATATGCTATGTCCTAAAGGTCTACCTATGATACCTAAAGAAGGCTTAGATGCTATAGGAGAAGTTATAGGTAGGTATATAGATTACAGGTTTACTTATAACTTTGGAACTGAATATACATCTGGTATACTTAGTCGAGCTATACTAAGAGAAGTATCTGAATATAGAAATCTTATAGAAGATAAGCATAGTATAAGATATTGGAGAGAGTATATAGAGAACTATAGAGATAACATACTAGAACCGATAGTAAGCTATCTAATAAGAAACTATATAGGTCCTTCTGATAAACGTGCTACTATAGAGTTCTATAAAGCTGACTTTAAGCTATATGGTAGTTTAGTATTAAGATATTTAGTAAAGGTTAATTAAAGCTATGGAGACTAAAGTATTAGATCTAACTAAATATAGACCAGCTATAACTAATAAGTTAATCTACGGTAGTGATCTAGAGTTATATCTAATAGAGCACTATAGTACTAATAAACTTAAACAAGCTAGTCTATATAACGAGTTAGTAGTAAGAGGTTTAGACTTTCTAATCGGTATAGGTTCTAAGAAAGATCCTATACAGCTATTTGAACTTATTAAAGAAGATGATTTTAATAATAAGTTTATTACATTAACAGACTGGTTAGAACACCAGGTTAATCTAGTATTTGATATAGATTATAAAGAAGTTAATGTAACTAGATTAGATAGTAGTAATGATAAGTTAGTATTAGAGCTAACTAAGGAGTAGAATATGAGAATAGGTAGCTTACTACCATCTGATATACTATCGGTTAAAGTAAAAGAACTTATAGACAAAGGAGTTAAGATAGGTCTACATCACGTAGACCTATCTAATTTTTATCGATGGTACGTAGATAGTTTTGAATCTAAATATAATAGTATGCATAAACAGTATGACTATAGTTTATTTAGGTTTATAGTAGATTACCTTATAACTAACTATAGTTATAAGAATCTAATGGAGTATACAGATACTAGTTATAGTGGTAACTATTTCTTCCCTATACAAATGGATATACAGAATATATCTAGCTACATAAGAGCTAATGAGATACCATTTGGCTCTGATCTTATATTAGAAGATGAATTAGATCAACTCTATGTAAGTGGAGTATTTGAAGAGATGTCTAATTACTTACTTAGGTTACTAGGTATGTATAATATAAAGTATAACGATGAAGAGTTTATGACTGGTAGCAATATTAAGACTGGTATAGGTTGTGGCTATTTACCAGTAAAGTGGGTATGGGGTACTGATATTATAAGTGTATCAGTAGCTTGTCTTACTATGGACGATCTACTTAGTATAGATAGTCCAGATGGTACTTTAGAACAATCTATAATGGTATGTTTCGATCAGGAGGTAATAAATGGTACAGAGTACTGATCTTATAAGATTACCTGTAATAGGTAAACTGAGTATGCTTATAGAAGCATTAGAGCCTACTAGTAATAAAGCTAGTATATATAGCATACTAGAAGATATAGTAGAGCTATCAGCAAGGTTTATACAGGGTGATCTAGAATATAACTATATTAATAGTAAGATAGCAGAGATTGGTAAACATGTCTATATGAATACCAATGGATTAGAGCTAGAAGCTATAAGTATTCTTTTGCGTGAACTTATAGAAGAGTATGGTAGTATGATACTAACCTATCATATACCAGTACAGAATATTTCACTGGTTAATTATGATACTCTTAATATGAATATCGCAAATAGAGAGGCTATAGAAGATGGTACAGTTACACAAGAGATATGATTTTGTAACACTAGCTCCAACTGAACTAGGTGGTAGCTATAGAAGTATGAAAGTATTAGGTATATTAACAGCAGATAGAGCTATGACATATAGAGATATACATACTCTACATGAAAAAGTTAAGAGATACCTTAAACAAGATTACGCTATAGAAGATCTTACTTATATACTATTTGAAGCTGTTAATAAGAATACTGTATTGATACCATTAGAGTATATAGATATGGATAGCTTACAAGAAGTAGAACAACTTAAGCTAATGATAGAAATACCTAATGCTAATACAGAGGATATTAACATAGTGGCTGCTAAGTTAACAGAGTTAGGCTATTATGGTTGTAAAATAGAATATAAAAAAATATAGATATATATTAGTATGATAAAATCCAATTTAGATTAGATTTTTGATATGGAGAACGTAGTAACTAGAACCTTATGGTTCTAGTTACTATTATTATTATTTTTTAAGATTTAGTAGATGTTAAAGAACAGAATAAAAGGTAATACGTTATGGTAGATAAATTAGTATTTAAGAAACAGACTGAAGAATACTTAAATAGATTAGATCCACAGTCTGAATATATAAAACAAGCAAGCATATTTATTAGTAAATCTAAAGGTATACCAGTAGAAGAAGCTAGAAAGAAAGTAATAGCAGTACTTAAATCATATCCTATTAAAAATCCTATAGTTAAGTTTAACCATAGAGCTGAAAATGGAGATATGTTTATAGATACAGAACCATTATTAAGTTATATAAAATCTGTACAAGATGAACATAATGTACTAGTACCATCATTTACAGCTTATGTACATCCTAGTATTAAGAAATCTTTACATGCAGAGTTTATTAGTGTTAATATTAAAGCTAGAAAAGAAGATAAGAAGAAGCTATTCTATTATACACAAACCGGTGATAAAGACAAAGCTATGTACTACGATAATATGCAAAAGACTAGAAAGATATTTAATAACTCTCTATCTGGTGCATATGCTAGTAAGAGTACTATACTATATAATCCATCAGCACACTATACACTTACATCTGTAACTAGATGTGTTAGCTCTATAGGTAATGCAGTAACTGAGTCTATTATATCTGGTAATAAGATATTTAGAGATCCAGATAGCGTATTGAACTATATAAGTAGTGTATTAGCTAATGCTGATATGTTAGCTTTACAGAAAGTAATAGATAAATATGGTATAGTATATCCAGAGGTATCTGATGTTATGCTTATGGTTAAAGAGAGTACTGAAAACTTTTGGAATATACCAGCTAAACTAGATTACATTAGAGAATACTTAGGTAAGTTAAGTAAGCTAGAGCTAGCAGCTGTATTATATACAAATGATCTACTTAACTTTAGAAGATTGAATAAAGATATTATGGTTAAACTTATAGCTAGACTTAGTTCTACTAAAACTGGTTATACTACACCAGAGACTGAACTAGAAGATATAGAGAATGTACAAGAAGGTGTACAATCACATGTGCATAATATCTGTCAAGATGCTATTAAAGGTAAAGTTATAGAGTATGATAAGATGGTAGGTAGTGAACTATTAGATCTACTAGCTTCTACTGCTAAATATGTAGCAGAAGGTCTTACAGAGTATAAAGATCTAATACAAGCTCTACTTATTACTAAAGTAGGTCCTATCAATATAGCTTATATAAAAGAGCTTATGAGAAAGTGTATAGTATTATCAGATACAGATAGTACTTGTGCTACCTATGACGATTGGACTCGTTGGTATAAAGAGAACTGTAATGGAGAAGATAGAGATCCTATAGGAGTAGCATCTACGATGATGACAATAGCTACCCAGACTATGGACCACTATATTAAAACACTATCTGGTAATATGAACTTAGATAAGAGTAAGTTTGAAACACTGAAGATGAAAAATGAGTTCATGTGGAATAGTTTCGTAACTATGAATGCTAGTAAGCACTACTTTGCAGATGTTTCTATAAAAGAAGGTAACGTACTAAGAGAACCTAAAGCTGAGATTAAAGGCGTACACTTATTAGCATCTAGTATATCTGCAGAATATAGAAATGCTGGACATGGCATGATGGACGAGATAAGAGCTACATTAAGAGAACATAAGAAACTAGATCTATATAGTTATGTAAAAAGAGTAGCTGATATAGAAAGAGAGATTATAGCTAAGATTAAAACTGGTAGTACTGAAGTACTTGGTACTGATAAGATAAAAGATCCTACATCTTATAAAGATGCTCCTGAGAAATCTCCTTATATACATCACCTACTATGGAAAGAGGTATTTTCGGATAAATATGGCTATCCTGGTGAACCTACTTATAATGTAGTTAAAGTACCTACTAACTTAGATACAGAAGCTAGAATGAATACTTACTTAGAGTCTTTAGAAGATCAAGAGTTAGCTAATAGGTTTAGAGTATTTCTTAAGAAGTATGGTAAGAAGAATATAGGTACATTTAGACCACCTATGAGTCTTATAGAAGGTAAAGGTCTACCAGATGAGATCTTTAACTGTGTTAACTATAAACGTATAGTAAAAGATAACTGTGGTATGATGTATGTTGTATTAGAAGCACTAGGATTCTATAAATCTTCAGATGTGTTAATTTCAGAGTTAGGATATTAGAGATATGGATAGTTTAAATACAAATTATAAAATGGTAGGTATGGGTCAAGTAGTTAAAGATAAACTTGAAGATGGTTATAGTATAGAAGTAACTATGGTAGAGTCTATGCCTACCTTAGAAGGTGACTATAACGAAAAAGAGAAGAAATCTCTTAATAATGTAAATATGTCTGGTAAGACTACATCTTTACAAGTAGAGAAAGGTAAATCTGTAACTGCTAAGTGGTTGAATCTATATAACTCTAATAGAATCACAGCACCAGATGTTACTATAGGAGAGATGGTACATCTATTCCAATATGCTGGTAATGATGAATACTATTGGGCTTCTATAAGTACTAATATACGTAAGAGAGAGAAAGTTATATATGGGTTCTCTAATAAAGATGATGCTAAACCTAATCAACCTTCTGGAGAAGAACAATACTATATGCTAGTAGATACTAGAAATAAAGAAGTAGTGTTTCATACTGCTAATAATGATGGTGAAGCTAGCTGGTATGATCTTATATTCAATACAGCAGATGGTATAGTAACACTAGTAGATCAACAAGGTAACTATACAGAACTTAAATCTGTAGATGGTATACTTAATATAAGAATCAATAACGATATAGTTATAAACCATGATAGAGATCTTACTATAACTACAGGACAGAACTATACGCATAAGATAGGTTCTAATAGAACTGTAGAGATAGGAGCTGAAGATAAAGAGACTATAGGTGGTAACCAAACTGGTAATGTATCTGGTAATAAAACTACACAAGTAGGCGGAGCTTATAATCTATCTTCATCTGGTACATCTACTTGTAAATCTGGTGGTACTATGACTATGAATGCTCCTCTTATCAAATTGAACTAAGAGGTAATAGAGATATGGAATCTACTATAACATCAACTGGTAGAATAACTAATCAATCTGGTCTATACCATGCTATAAATCCATGGGAAACTCATTACTTTAAACATACTATAGAACATAGTGAAACTAAGTTATTTAAAGAGACTATAGAGTGGAGTCTATCTGGTAATATACCTAATGAACTTAAAATAGATAATAATGGAGTAATAACTGGTAAAGTACTTACGTTTAACTTTCAAGATGCTACTAAAGATAATGTATATCCTAAAGAGAAGATCAAGCTAGATGGTAGTAACTGGCAATCTATAGGTAGGTTTAGAGATGCTACATATGATTTTCAGTTTACAGTAACGCATAAGTATCGTACTTGGGAGATAGAATCATTAGTAGATAAAGATGGTAATGAACTACCTACATTAGCTATATTGAAACCACTATACTTAGAAGCTACATTTGAACAATATAAGACACAATTAGAAACTCTATTAGAAGTAGAAGGTACTGTAGCTAAGTTTAAAGAAGAAACTGTAAGTAGTGATGTAGATATATTAGTTATTAGGAATAATAACATAGATACACAATTGTTTCTAGAAGCATACTTACTAAGTAACTTTACTATAGTAGGAGATGAGATAGTAAAACATAGTATCTATAGGAATGGTAAGAAATATACCTATGATACATTAGAAGAACTAAAGAAGGAGTTTGAATAGCTATGCCACCAGTAGTAAGATTAACAGATATAGCATCAGGACATGGTAGCTTTCCACCTACTAATGTAATAGAAGCTAGTAGTGATACTATATGTAATGGGTTAGGAGTTCATAGGTTAGGAGATGCTATACAACCACATGCTTCACCTTCACCTTCTCCAGTACACAGTAGAGCATCTGCAGTGGCATCTACAGATGTAACTTGTAATGGTAGAGGTGTTGTTAGAATAGGAGATGCTGTTAATTGTGGTGGTATATTAGTAACAGGAAGTGGGAATGTAATATGCGACTAGATAAACCTAAAACAGATAATAGAATATTGAATAATGTTAATAAAGAAGTTAGTGCTATCATAACTACTAAACGTTATGAAGTACCTGCTATAGCACAGTCTAAAGAAGATAAACTAAATATGCTACTAGATAGTATAGATAGTGTAAGAACTAATGAAGATGGTTCTGTCTATATTAAGTTTAAAGAACATGTTATCATAGAGACTAAAGGTAGCCTTATAAGGTTTAGTACAGAAGGTGATATTATAGATAGTGCTAAGATGATACATTTAAATCCTAAGATAGATACTAGCTTAGGTAGAGAAGCATTAGCTACTATAGCTAATATAACTAATGAAATAGTAAAATAAAACTATACTACAGATAGATACTAATAAAGTATCTATCTGTAGATTATATCTCGGCTAGAGTTGTATTTGAAACAATTAAAGTCTCAAGTGCAAATAGCAGCTTAGTTCTAGCTAACAGACTATAGATCCATTATAGGGTCTATAGTCTCTAAATAACTTTATTTTTTTTTTCTTTATAAGCTAATCAATCGCTGATTTATAATATACCTAAGGAAGTTCAATATGAAATATACAGTCCCTCCTATTAACACTAGAGGAGTATTCATATTTCATGCTCCATATGCTGATGATCCAGATATAAATAAAAAAGAGTATGAAGTAGTAGAGATACGTAAGATTAAATCGTTTCACGATGATGGTTTAGACCCTCTTAATAACATCTATATTAAACATGGTTTAACTAAAGATGACTTTATAGAAGATCTAGAAGGCGATGTACCTATTATAACACTAGCTGTAGATGATCAGCAGTTTCTATATGTACCTGCAGATAGAATTAAAGAGATGCCTGCTATTATAGGTTATACAGCTACAGAGAGACTTATTACATTAAGTTTAGGTCTAGTACCTGATAATATTAACTTAGATACTCTATATGAAAATATAGCTACTATGGTACATGATACTATAAGTATTAAACCAGATATGACAGAACAACCTGGTGGCCCTACAGTGCTTATATCAGATACTGACTATAATAACTATAAGAAGATGATGGCTAATCAAGCTAGATCTTATAATAAATCTTGGAGAGTACTATACGAAGAACAATCTGTAAGATATAGAACACTAGAGATCAAACTAGAACAAGTAGAGAAGATACTACAACGGTTTATGTCTGCTAACCAGAAGCCTAAGCAGTAACAATATAGATAGAGTAGAGTACATATAGTACTCTACTCTATCTTAGTTTATAGTTAACCCATCATACCTATCATAGTAGAAGTATATTGGGACATCTTTCTACTATCATTAAGTACAGATACTTTACCCCATACTTTTAACTGTTCTGCATATAGCTCTCCAGCATCTGAATAACTATCTACTATCTCTTTAAAAGATGGTATTTCATGTCCTGCATAGATATGACCTATATCTAATTGTATTCTTAGTTTATTATATACATATCTCTTAACACCTAGTGTTATAAGTTTAGCTACTTGTGTATAATAACCTGGTTGTATATTCTCTAAGTTAGCATTATTAGCTAAATTGACTTTAAGTATACCATAAGTTATGAATGGCGGATATGCCTCTACTAGTACTTTATTCTCTCCTACTAGCTCTAATCTAGCAGTTTGCACTATATTAGCAGGTTGCATAGTACCTAATAATCTCATACCGTCTGCTACTACAGGAGATACGCACTGTTGCATCATAGCGTCTCCAGATACGCCATTTCCATTATAGTCACCTAGTACTAATGACAGTACAGAGACTATAGATTTATTATTAGTTATAGTCTTAGGTACGTCTATAATGAACGAACCTAACTGTTCGTTATAAGAGTAATCTGATACAGCTACTAAGTTACATTGTCCTACTGATAAGTAAGCTAACTCTCCACCTAGAGCATTCATATCTGTCATGATTATAGGTCTTATACACTCTATAAGCATTCTCTCTTCTATAGATAATGGTGCTGTACCTCTCTTTTGTGGAAAAGCTAGCTCTAGTATCTCTATAGGTATCTCCATTCTTATCATATTGTTAAACGTATATTGTAATGCGTTCATGATTTAGTCCTTCCTAAGTTTCTTTTTATTACCTCGTGTGGATCATAAGCTTCTAGGCCTTCTAGCTTTTCATCATCGTTATCTAATAGTATATTTATCTTATCTCTAATAGAGCTACTAGGAGAAGGTTCGTTTATAGTCTTATTAGATACGGTAGTATCTGTAATAACTACAGAGTTACCATTCTCATCTGTTATCTTAGTTTTACCATAGCTTACAGTAGGATCATCTTCTAAACTAGGTTGTTGTACTTGTTCTACTGTAGTAACCTCTTGATACATATAAGCAGGATCATTCGGATCTACCCTAAGCTTCTCTTTAAGAGAATCTGATATAGTCTCAGCTACTATAGTAGTAGATTCAGCAGGCATTGCGTTTATATTAGTATGTAGCTTCTTAGAAAGTAACTTACCTCCTACTTTCTGAAACATCCTAGTAAATACTGGCTCTAATCTTTCTAACATAGTAGCTATACGAGGTGATAACCAGTTAAACTTAAGTAAAGCTTTCTTAAGTATAAAGAATAGATATGGAGTTAAGAAGATTACTATTATAAATAGTATCTGAAATATAAACTCTCCCCATATAGAATCATTAGGAGTACTATTATAGTTATTATAATTATTATAGCCTACATTAGATTGGTAGTTATAGCCACCATTATAACTTGTAGTAGGATCATAGTTATTCATATTAGGATTCATACTAGGATTAGGCGCTACTTGTTGTTGTGTAGTACCCATAGTATTATCCATAGGAGCTTGAACAGGTCCTTTATAATTTACAGTTGGATCATCGTTAGTTGGATCATATGTAGAGTATTCCATATACACCTTCCTTGTTATTTACATAGTTACCATAAGAGAGCTTTATGGCGTATCAATTCAGTATCATAGTCTTTAAGATACATATCAAATTTATCTATAGATTCTAAGTTTATATCATCGGTAGCTTTTACATCTACTGCTGATTTAAAACCAGTTAGTGCTTCAACCTCTTCGTTAAAGAAGCTTATAATATCTAAATTCCTTTGGTTTATATTAGGTACACTACCAGTATCTAAAGAAGGTATATAGACTACTACTTGACTATCTTGACCTACGCGCCATGCTCTCGATATGGCTTGTTCAAATACATACATTCTAAATGGTAGATCTATAGCTAGTATTACATTAGCATTAGTTAATGGTACTCCAGTAGATAGAGATTTATAAGTAGTTACTAATGGATTACAAGTTTTATCTTCTGTAAAACGTTTAACTTCTTTATTAAGTAGATGTGTAGTAGAACCATATACAGTAGCCATATTAAGTTTTAAGTTAGATAGCTGTTTTACTACAGTATCGCATACTTCTACATAGTTACTAAATATAATAGTATCCTTTAACGTACTATCTAATATCTTAACATAGTCTAAACTAGCTGCTATATCTTTATGACAATTTATTCTAGCACGCATAACTACTAAACCTAAACACTCACCTTGTACTTTAAGTAAAGGATACTTAATAAGAGTTTTTATATCAGTCCATTGTTTAGCTAATTCATTAGGTAGATATGTTTTAATAGCATTCTCTATCTTATTAGCTAACTCCATCTCTTTAGGTATAAAACCTAACTGTTTCTTCTTATAAGCAGATTGTATAACTGCTACTAGATCTCTATATTGTTTTATAGTATAACTAGTCTTCTTTTCAAATCCATTCTCTACTGCTAACTTAAGACATAGTTCATATGTTTCTAGGTATTTAGGCATATTAGCTTCTATCTCTGCTATCCTATTATAGATAAATGTTTTCATCTCGTTACGTATATAAGGTAATGTATAAACATCAGAGTTCTTAAGTTTAACAGGTAAGTATATCTTATTAACTGGTTCTAACTCAGTTTCTTTCTTCTCTATAACATAGGTCATATCGTTATATCTACCTGGTAGTATAGATCTAAAGAACTTATTAGGATTTGAATAGATCTTATAGAGTTTAGTAAAGTTATCATCAGTTAGTTTACCATCTACTAGTTTAGCTATATTAATAATCTCTGTAGAATATGATTTAATAGGAGTACCAGATAGTAAAAATAGATTCTTAGTAAAAGATCTAGCTATTATATCTTGTAGTAATATAGTACGCTTAGATTTAGGATCTGCAAAGTTATGAGATTCATCCACTATAACAGTAAGTCTAGTACCAGCTATCTTAGGTAGTATAGAGTATAGAGATTCTAATGCTTCATAGTGACATAGTATAAACTTTTCATCTGTATAAGCTATAGGACCTTTAGAGCTCCATATTGTATTCTTAGAGCTATCTTTATAAAGCTCTTCTTTTATAGACTTAACCCATACTTTCTCTAGTACTGGTAGCGGACATATTACTAATACTTTATCAGCTTCTAGCATTTCGCTAAATGTTAATGATATATAAGTATTATGCGTTACTATATAGTTCTCTATTACAAATAGTTCTTTAGGATCTTCTACTTTAATACAAGTAGCTAAACCATCGTAGAGTTTATCTATAGACTCTATACGTATTAAGTTATACTCTTCTATAGGAGCAGATAGATTTTCTACACCATTAGTTACTCTAGTTATAATAGCATCAGTAACATTTAGTTTTATAACTAACCTATACTTTCTTATTATAGATTTATCTTTAATATCTTCTAATCTTACATCAGGTTCTTTAGTATAGCATAAACCACCTAAAGACCATACTAGCTTACATACTGAATTAACTAACCTTTTATTATCTAGATACATTACAGTATCGCCCCACTGGTTAACATAACCAGTTATATCCATCATACCACGTAGTAATTCTAGCTTTTGTTTTTCAGAAGCATCTAGATAGATTTCTGGTATATAGAGTTCATCATTAACTGTATTAAGTAATCTAAACTGTTTAAGTACTGGTAAGTAACTAGTAGTTTCACTATTAGCTACTATTCTAGTAGAGTCTATAGTATCTAGTTTAATACCAGTTGGTAGCTTACTAACTAAGTTAGCTCTAACACCTTTATCTTTAGTATTTATAATAAGAGCATTAGTTATGTTACCAGTAGCTAATAATGTACCTAGTACATATGGATTAATAGGTAATGTTATATCAGTATGTCTAGAAGATATACCTGGTATATAGATACCATATTTATTTCTATAGTTAGTAGTAAACTGTGTATCTAATAGCTCTTTTATTTCTAACGTAGTTAATGTAGATAGATCTTTCTTATCTTTATCTTTATTATAGCTATAGATAGTCCATAAGTGTTCTCCATCACAGTCTATAGTTCTACCATCTTGAAATGTAACTCTATAGAGCATTCTATTGCCTTGTGGATATACTCCAATTACTTTAGTATAGTTACTATCTACACCTAGTACTCTATCTCCTACTTTAAGGTTCTCTATAGGTACCCAACCTATTGAAGATTTTACTAATGTACCATTAGCTAGTGCTTTACCAGTACCAGCTGCGGCTCCTACTAATAATCCTCTATTACCGGTATCTTTCTTATAGCTTTCGTAGTGGTTAAATAGTTCTGATTGATAGTCAAAAGGTTTAAACTTCATCTTCTCTATATTCTTAAAGTTTAACTTATTATCAGGATCTAATATCTTATCTTCTGTCATAACTAATAGTTTATCTAGTACTTCTTTTATCTTCTTAACATTAACATAGTAATTAGGTCTTTTAATAAGATCTTGTAATATAGAGATTACTTCATATTTAAAACATCCGTAGAACTTAGATTCTGTAAGTCCTAACGAGTGAAATATCATCTTTAGATTATCATTACCGTATCTATTAGTAACTTCTTTTAAACCTAACATACCTACAAGAGTATATTCATCTTTTATAGCATCGTATTTTACGTCTGTATTGAATAAACCATCGAAAAATCCCATAGGCTGTCCTTTCTATATAGTATAGTATCGTATTGATCAAAAATCCCGAGATAGTAAGGTTTTCCTTATAAATGCTGGGCATAACTGAAATTTTGACCTAAGGAGTAAATATGGCTAAATTTAACAATATTTACGAAGTAGTTGGGTTAACTAAACTAATAGATTTTATAGAACCTCCAGTGGTTAAGTCTGATAGTTTAATAATACCAGATGAAACTATATTCTATTATTTTAAACCTACAGATGCTTTAGAGTCTGTAAGTAGATCTATACCTTATTTTAGTAATCTTAATAAGGTTAATGTAGTAACACCTACTAACTTTGGATCTATAACAGAAGGTAGCTTTAAACTTAATAATGATCCTAAAGAGACTATATCTATACTACAGAAAGAAGAGAAGAAGTTTAAGTTCTTACCTCCTAATGTAATAGAGAATAAAGGTAATAATATAATCTATAACTATGGATGTTTAAACTACTTATATAGTTATACTAATAGTCCTAGTATAAATCTTAATAAGTATAACAATGTAGCTAATAGAATGCTAGATGATCTTAAATCACTATCTAGCTATAATAGAATTATACTATTCGATATACCTAAGAACTTACCTAGTATGTCAGAACTAGATAGCTTTAGTAAGAAACTATCTAATGTAGCTATAAGTAAATTAGACTATAGATATTTTAACCTAATAGAGCTATGGAAGTGGTTAACACCAGAGACTAAATCTACTAGTTTATTTAATAGGATAGCTAATAGTAAACTAGGTTTAACTAATCTACTAGTAAGCTTTGAAAATAAATCTATGTTAATAAACCTAGATTACTTATATACTATAGTAGAAGAGTATAGCAGTAATAAATACTCTGTTAATACAGAGAGTTTAGATAACTTTCTAAAAGCATTAGGTTATAACGATATTAACTTAGAAACTAGTTCTTATGTTAGTGAAAAAGCTAAAGCAGAAACTATAAGATACTTACTATATATTACACTAAGTAAGTTCTTAACTAGTAGTCCATCAGTACTATCTAAAGTAGATAAGAGTATTAATAAAGATATAGCTATGAAAAAGCTAGTAAGAACTGCTAAGTCTATAGCTAAGAAAGATAAACTATCTGTTAATGATGTACTTAAAGAGTATGAAGATGAAAATAGATCTGATCTAATAGATCTAGATTTAGATACGTTTATACCAGAGATAGAAGATTTTGATCTAACTGAAATAGATAAAAGAGATGCTGAGATAGCTAAAGCTACTAATAGAGTATTTGAATCTATAGAAGAACTTAAGAAGTATAACTACAGAGATGAACTAGCTGGTAAAACACTTAAAGAGCTAGATTACCTACTAGAGACTAAAGCTATTAGTAAAGCTACCTATAAGAGCTATCTGGATAGCTTTAATAAACAGAATGATCTTAAGAATCCTTTTATAGTAGGTAAAGACGGTGGTACCGTAGCAGAGATGCTAGATAGAGAGTTTGATAACTTTACTATAAACGATACTGAAGCTACTATAGCTTCTAATGTACTTATATTCGACGAAGCTATTAATAAGAATATAGCAGCTACTGCTAAGAAACAATACTTAAGAGAACAATATAGAAAAGATATAACTAGAACTGTATATAGCTTACAGAATCTTAATAATGTAATATTAAGCTATACTGTAAATGACGTATCTGATATAACAGGTGATATAGAAGAGCATGTAGTAGAGATAATGAATATAACAGGTAAGAAAACTACATTGAAATTTGATATACCTTATATAAACGAAGATGGTACATTTCGTATAAATAATCAGACGTATCTTTTACGTACTCAAAAAGTTGACATGCTGTGTCGTAAAATAGACCCTACTACAGTAGTACTTAGTTCTTACTATGGTAAACTGTTTGTAGGTAAAGCTTTTAATGCTTTTGATGCTAATGTAGGTAAATGGTTCTATAAGAAACTAAGAGCTAAAGAAGATCCTAAGAATAAAGCTTATGATAGTAAATGTAATAACGTAGTTTCATTAGGTATAGAGATACCAGATGCTAAGTTACCTACTCTATATGCACAGATAGCCTCTATGGTAAAATCTTTCGACTACGGAGACTATAGCTTTAACTTTAACTATGATAATAGAGCTACATTCTTACCAGGTTATACTACAGATGATATAGTTAAACTAGAAGCTGGTACTGTAGTTATAGTAGGTACTTATAAAGATAACTTCTTAGCTATGGACTTTATGAACACTCTATATGAAATAAAGAATGGTAAACTAAATGAACTAGGTAATCTATTCGATATTATTAATATAGATAGTGATGAAATGCCTATAGAGTTCGTAAGAGTAGCTCTACTTAAAGAAGCTATACCTATAGGTTTACTATTAAGTTACTACTTAGGATTAGAAAACCTAATGAAGTTACTTAAAGTAAGATACTCTATAAGTAAAACTAGAGTTAAACTAGAGAAAGATCAATATAGCTTTAAGTTTAAAGATGTTAACTTAATAATAACTAGAGACTATGGTATAGGAGATCTTATACTAGCTGGATTTAGTACTATAGGTAAACTTATTAAAGATTTTAATATAAACGAATTTAACTCTAGAGTAAGTTTTACTAACATATGGCATAGGTACTTTACTATCTATAGTAACTTAAGTAGTTCTGTAAAGTATGTAAATGAAATTAACATATTAGAATCTATGTTTATAGACCCTATGACTATGAATGTTATTAAACAAACTAAAGGTCCAGAGAGTTTTACAGGATTATTAATAGAAGCTACTGAGATGTTACTAGATAATAACTTTAAACATCCTAACTCTGTTACTGATATGATGTTTAAAGGTTATGAACGTATAGCTGGTATAATCTATAAGACATTAGTATATGCTTATAAAGACTATGAGAATGCTAGTATGTTTAGCAGAGCTAATATAGTACTAGATAAATATGCTATACTACAAAAGATAATGGGAGATAATAGTAAAGTAGCTGTAGATGATCTTAATCCATTAGCTTTTATTAAACAGAAAGAAGATACTACATACTTAGGAGACGGAGGTAGAGGAAAAGAAGGTATGGTAAAACGTACTAGAGAGTTCAATACTACAGAAGTAGGTATAGTATCAGAAGCTACTAAAGATAGTGGCTCTGTAGGTATAACAGCCTATATGACAGCTAATCCTAATATAAGCACTATCAATGGTCTATTAGATACTAGTAAAGATAGTAACGAGTTGAAATGGGAGAATATGCTAAGTACATCTAGTATGTTAACACCATTCGGTATAACAGATGATGCTAAGAGGCTCAACTTCTCTAGCATAATGAGCTCTCACATTGTAGCTACTAATAACATGACGGCTTCTAGAGTGCTAACTGGTTATGAAACCATAGTACCTATAAAAGCAGGTCCTAAGTTTGTAGTAACTGCAGAAGAAGATGGTACTGTAGATAAAGTAACTTCTAATAACATTACAGTTACTTATAAGTCTGGTACTACTAAAACTTATAGACTCTATAATTGGACTTCTAAAGAAGAAGCTGGTACTTGTTATACACATGAAATGATTACTTCTTTTAAAGATGGTGATCTATTTATAAAAGATGATAGTTTAGTCTATGATAAACTATTCTTCGAACCTTGTGTATTTAATACTAGAAGAGTAATCTATAAACAAGGTACTATGGTTAATGTTATGCTATCTGAAGATCCACAAACCTGGAATGACTCTATAGCTATCTCTAATAGATTATATAATGTATTAGGTACTACATTAACTAAAGTAAAATCTATAGTTATTAATAAGTCTGATAATATACTTAAGCTAGTAGATATAGGTAATAAAGTAGAACCTAATGATACTATAGTAACTACAGTATCTGGAGATATAGCATTAGATAGCTCTCTAGATGAAAAAGCTTTAGCTATACTAAATGATATGGCTACCATATCTCCTAAAGCTAAAGTTAAAGGTACTGTATCTAAAGTAATAGCATTCTATAACTTTGATCCTAAAGAAGCTAGTAAGTCTGTACAAGATCTTATAGCATACTCTGATAAAGTATTAACTAAAGCTACTGGTTATACTGGTAAAGTAGGACCTGGTTATACTATACAAGGTAAACTATTAGAACCAGATAGCTTAGAACTTAAGATCTATATAGATGTTAATGAAACTATGGGTACTGGTGATAAGTGTATAGTAGCTAACCAACTTAAATGTACTGTAGGTGAAGTATTTGATTATGATATGACTACAGAGTCTGGAGATGCTATAGATGCTGTATTTAGTAACCTATCTATATCAGCACGTATAGTTAATAGTCCTAACCTTATAGGTACTACTACTACGTTACTTAAGAAGGTAGAGGATGATGTAATAAAAATGTATTTCGGTTAGGATTTTTATAAATATTCTTTCCATTGCTGATAGGGAGTTCTAGCTTACTATCGATAGTATGTTATATATACATGTATTCGGTCTTTGTATATATTTCGTCAGTTTTTCACTATTTTTTGCTTGGGTAGCACAGTAGAGTACTATGTACTCTACTGTGCTATCTTGATAACAGTACTAGAAATTCTAGATACGTGATTTTAGCCTATATAAGGGCTTATGATGTATTTTAGAAATTTATAAGGAGATATATAGATTATGAATAGTGATAACTATAAAGCACAAATGGAAGATACTATACGTAAGATAGTGTCTATTACAGTTGATAGTGTACTAGATGTAATACATAAAGATTATGATAATATACTAGATACTATAGATAGAGATAAACTATCTAATATACTATCTGATATTTCTGTAGAACGTATAAGAATGAATGTGGAAGGTAAATAAGAGCATGAGCACATATGATAACCTATATAAAAATAATAATGTATCTGAGTTAGCTAACTATTTTATAGAGAGAGGTAAGAAGCTAGACTTTGACTATAGTAATGGACTTAACGTATTGAATACATCTGAACCAGATGATGCTAATAGAGCTCTAGTAGTAGAGAAAATATCATCTGTTATGTGTTCTGAACTTAAACTATATAGAAATGATTTTAAAGCACAGCTATTAGAGTTTATTAACTATGCTAAAGAAGAGTTTTCTAATGGAGAACCATCTGAAGCTAGTAAGTACGGTTTAGTAGAGATAGATATACCAGATCTACTTAAAGAAGCTAACGAACTTAAGTTGTTTAGTAACCCTATACAGTGGAATGAAACTAGAAATATAGATTATGATCTACCATATGTAGAACTAACTGTTATTAAGAATCCTGATAATGCTTTAGATAGATATATTAAAGCAATGTTTACAGAAGATGATCTTAATAATCCTACTAAGTATTACGAACTAGCTAACTCTGTATTAGATCCAGATGAGTGCTTATTTAGAAGTACTGATATAGCTAAAGCTTGGTTTATAGCTAGCTACATTAAGATGGAACGTAGTTCTGAACTTAATATAACTGTAGCACAGTTAGATAGAATCATATGGAAACTAGAAACTTACTTAGCTAAAGCTATAGAGCTATATGATAAAGCATTAAGTGCTGAAGTACTATTTCTAGGTACTTGTAAAGTTAATAAGTATGATGTAATGGTATTTAAACCAGTATTCGATAGTATGGATAATGAAGTAGGTATAGTAGACGCATTATATGGTTTAGCTGTTACTGAACCTAAAGAGAGAGCTATTGGTTATAACTTAAAGAATAATATCCTAATGAATAAAGATAAACTATCTAAAGTATGGGATACATTTGTAATAGGTAGTAACTATGAAAATCCTATAGTAAAACGTAATAGAATAGTAGCTATCTATACTAGATCTCTAGAAAAAGTACTTAAGAGCTTACCAGAAGATCTACTAAGCTATTGTAGCTTTAGTGGTAATATACCATCTCTTAAAAATGAAGTAGAAGATATACTTAGAAAATCTGAACTAAATGATACATTAGAGAATATAGAGAATATAGGTATAGAGTTAGTAGCTGGCTTATTATTTAATAAAACTAACTACTATAAGTTTATTAGACTATGTGAAAAGTATATAGCTACTAAAGAAGAAGCTAATGGAGTTGATGATGTATTAGGCTATGTACTAACAGATCTAATAACAGATTTCCTATTAGGACAAGTAAAGATATTTAAGATAAACTAGGAGTATTAGTATGGCAGATACTATAGATGTAAGTAGTTGGAAACGTAATCCAAAAGAGATAGCTAAGAAGCTTAAGATAGTAGGTACACAAACTGTTGCTACTGAAAATCTTAGAATATTATTTCCTTCTAGATTTACATCTAAAGGACTCTGCTTCTTAGATAAAATAACTAACTTAATATCTTACTACTGTATAGTAGACGATAACAATAACTATGCTATAACGAATGAACCTGTGTTTCAATCACTACAGCCAGATAAAATTAGTATGGTAAACATAAAAGGTTTACCTACTAGTGAAATTAGCTATATTATGTTAAAGTTCTATAAAGATAGTACTGTAGTAGTTAATAACAACTTAGTACAAGATACTAGTATAATGTTTAATATACTAGATGAATTTTATAATAATGGTAAAGTACCTTGGTATATGAACTACGAAGATATTTCTAATATATTTAGAAATAGTAAGAAGTATACTGGTAATGGCATTGGTAATGATCCTGTAGGTTTTGATATATTAGCTAGTCTTATTAGTAAAGATAAGACTGGATTGAAACCATATAAAGAAGTTATACATAGTAGAGATGATATATTTAAAGAGAAGATAGTCTATACTAAACTAGCTGATGTACAGAGTTTTAAAGATACAGCAGCTAAGCTTATAGGTAACTATTTTGATGCTGGTTTAACATCTGCTATAGTAGAAGATGAAACTGAATCTTCTGATATTTCTAAGATATTAAGAAAATAATTAAGATAAGGTAAAGTAAGATGGATAATAATTTTAGAATAGTACTTAATGCTGCTAAATATAAACCTAGTAATACTAGCACTATAGAAAAAGATGCTGAAGGTTATTATAAAGTAAGATTAGGTGCTTTTAACGTATTTAATAGTAGTGGAGCATTCTATACTGCTAAAGGTATAGAAGATCTTATCAATAACCCTAATAGCTTCTTTAGAAGAAGAATAAAGAAAGGTTATCTATTAGGAGAGATGGACCATCCTAAGTTCATATCTGGCATGAGTATGGCAGAGTTTATGAATAGGAATGCTGGTTACGATATGAACAATGTAGCATTCCATATTAAAGAAGTAGAGTTACAGAATACTGATGATAGATGTAATATAGCTGGTAACTATGGTAACATAGTTATAGTGTTAGGTTGGATTAAACCATCAGGTCCTAAAGGTGAGTTCCTTAGAGAAGCACTAGAGACTAAAGATAGAAACGTAGCATTTAGTGTAAGATCACTAAGTAGAGATGAAGTAGTTAATGGTATAGTTATTAAACATACTACAGCCATACTAACATGGGACTGGGTAACAGAACCTGGTATAAATAATGCTAATACATTTGATATGCTTAATGAAAAGAATATCAATACAGAGTCTGTTAACAACATGTTAACATTGAATGTAAAAGAATCTGATATAGCAGATATGGTTAATGTAAAAACAGCTGTTAACCAAGAAGCTAATAGCGAAGATATTAAAATACTTTCTAATAGCTTAAAGAGACAATTCAGTAGTAAACCTATTAATAAGGTATTAACCTGGTAATATAACATGTATAGAGTATCTGGTTAATAGTAGACCAGATACTCTATACTAAATTATAACTAGAAGGAGATTCCACTATGGCACAAGAAGAGATGAAGTGGGATGAAAGAGGATTTTTACTTAGAAACTATGTAAGAGTAGATCAAGCTAAGCAGATGACTAACGATGTTAGAATACTAGATGAGTTTGCTAGTAATAGACATATAAATAATGTAAAAGTATTAGATTTAGATTGGGTTAGAACTAGATTCGGTATAAGTAACAAAGAGCTATCAGACGAAAGATTAGCACATGGTAGATTCTTTACTACAGCAAGTTTTAAATATAGCGATACTAGACTAGGTGGTCATTTAGCTTGTAACCCTAAACCACAATGGACTAGATATTGCGATATAAGACCTAGATATAACCCTACATTCGGTAGAAGTAGAAAACCTACTGATATTAACCCTACTAAACAAGGTACACACTTAGGTATGGGTCAGTACTATAGCGAAGCTATAGACGATAACGCTAACTTAGTATTTCTAACATTTGGTGTTAAGAAGTTCAATGGTTTATTAGACTTTATGATGTCTGCTATAGACTATGGAGATGTTGTAGTTGCTAATACTGGTAGAAAACCTATATTCTATAATGTTGGTAAGATGATAGGTACAGTAGTAGTATTCAGTTGTATACCTATAACAGCTAGTATCATATGGGCTGTAAAAGCTATAAGTAAATTCTTAAATATGAATAATAGCTATGACTATTACTATATGAAACCTACCATGCATAGCTATTGGTCTGTAGTAAATAACTTAGCCACACAGCTAGCTACAGAACTTAAACTTATAAGTCCTATTATAGAGAACTTAGAAGCTAGTAAGTATGCTGATTTACAACATGACTTAGGAGCACCATCTACTCTTAATAAAGATGAACTACAAGCTATAGCAGATATACTTGGTTATGGACTATTTGATAGTAAGACTGGTTGGATAGATGTATTTGGGGTTATGGCCCATCCACAAGCCATGTATCGTGATTTCTTACGCAGAAAGAAAGCAGAGCATAATGTAGATATACCTATGATAGATGGCTATGGTGCTATGCTAGCGTTACCTACTGGTAATGAAGATATATCTTCAGATGTTAATGAATCTGCATATGCGTTAAGTAGTAGCCAGATTGGTACATTTCAATCTTACTTAGATAAAGCTATTAAGAGTTCTCATATGTGGGATCCGGATGATAATGATATAACACAATCTGCTGGTGAAGAAGCACAGAAAGTAAATACTGATATAAGTGCTGAGAAAGGTAAACTACAAGACTCTATAAATAAACTAGATAGAAAAGAGAGATCTAGTTATAGCTCTGGTTTTACACATAACTTTAACGGAGAGAGAACTGAAGATAAAGATCCTTGGTATAAGAACTTTATGTCTACAGCAGATTCCGTTATACACGATGGTGGGCTATCTGCTATATTTAGTGTTGATTTTCCTGGTAGTCAAACAGAATCTTTTAGTAATGATATTAGAGATATAGATACTGGTGGTATGATAAAATCAGTAGCTAGTACAGCACAAGATTTTAAGTTTAACTTTTCTGGTGGTAACCTAGGAGGACCTATAGATACTGGTGCTATTATGGGTGCTGTAAAAGAAACTATCATGGGTGGTGCTAGTGGCGTTACTATGGGCCTTACAGACGTATTAGCAACTATATTTGGAGATGCTTATATAGATATACCTAAGAGATGGTCAGATAGCTCTGTAAGCTTTCCTTCTATAACTTACAATATGAAACTAGCATGTGTATACGGTAATGCTTACAGTATGATGCAATCTATAGGTATACCACTATGTATGCTATTAGCTGGTACACTACCACTAGCTACTGGTAAAGCTTCATATACATCACCATTCCTATGCAGTCTTAATATGCAAGGTATGCAAAATATTAAGCTAGGTATGATAACATCTTTATCTATAACTAGAGGTACTACTAACCTACCGTTTACTAAATCTAGAAAACCATTAGGTGTTGATGTAAGCTTTACAGTAACTGATTTTAGTACACTAACAGCAGCTCCTGTAGTGAAAGGTATATTCGACGAAATAATGACATTTGGTATGGACGATACTACACCATTAGGTAGATATTTAGCTACACTAGCTGGTAGAGATATACAGACAGAGAAGTATACTCTTAATAAAGTTGGTCAAAGACTATCTAGAACGTGGGTTAATATAAAATCTATAATATCTCCACATAGGAGAGCTAGTTACATTGGCGATATGCTTAATGGACCATTAAGCTTATTTACAGCACAAGGTAATATGACTACATCCTTACCTGGTATTTCAGTTAGAGCAGAATAAAATACACATATAGAGTAAGTACATATGTAC